TTCCCTTCTAAAACCCGCCCCTAATGGTATTGTGCATTTCAATGGCGAGTTCTTTTAATTTGCTAATCTGTTTGCTCTGTTAAGAAACGATCTAGCGATATTGTTTTGCTCGTTTGTGGATAACGGTTCATTAGCCTTTTGAGTTTCACCAAGAATGGCACCAACTAGCGAACTCAATGTATTCATCAGTTGATTGTTCTGCGTGAGCAACGCTTCAACCTTTGAATTATCAGTCGTGACTGATGTACCGTTAATTCTCTGCGTTGCTTCTGAAAGTAACTCTTGTGCTCTAGGCTGTTTTGATTGTGATAATGGAATAGCGATCTCTGGCCCATCTTCACCAAATATTGATGGAACTGTTGCAATACCACCGTTAGCATAACCATGTCCTTGACCCAAATAACTCAACGATGAACCATAGCGGTTTTTAGCATAAGCCAAAGCCGCCAACAAATTATCGTAACCGTTGAAGATGTTTTTGTGACCGGGGAAAGCATAGGCGTTAAAGGTAGCGGATATTGTCTGCATCAGTCCTTTAGCCAAGTCACCACTCAATGTATTCACATCTGTGTAGCCACCTTGTACAGCCTTTTCATTGCCACCTGATTCGGTTTGAATCTGACGTAACACCTTATTAACCATATCAGCGCTAGTGCTTAATCCGTTGGCTTTCAAAGCGTCTTTAACTTGGTCAGTCCAACGTGTGACACCTGAACCAGATGGCGCGCCTTTACCACCTCCACCGTCACTACTTGATTTCTTAGCACCGCTAATCATCTTGCTTAGAAAATCAGCGATACCTTTAATACTGCTATCAACCATGCCTTTTGAAACGCTGTGACCGACATCACCAACACCACTAATTGAGTTGATGTTAAATGCTTTTTCAGCAATGCCCTCTAATGTCTTGGCTGGGTCAGCTATTTTATCCAAAGCGTCCTTAGCTGCGTCTGAAACATCGTCCCAAACGTTTGAAGCACCCTTTGCAATAGAACTGATAAATGATGATATATCAGTAGTACCCTTTGCGTAACCAGGCATTGTCTTGCCTAAACCGCCACTAAATAATTTAGCGGTATCTTTAGCGTTCAATATCTGATCGCCTGGGTTTAGATTAACAACTTGAGCACCATTAGTCCCCAAAAAATCAATCTTTCCAGAATAAGGTTGATACCTTGCTTCAACGCCAGCTTCACCCACCAATGCACGACTGGCTCTGTTGTACCCTGTACCTACTGAATAAGCAGGCATAGCCATAGCCTGATAGTTATACTTTTGACCATCAGTGATAATACCTTTGACACCAAACGGCTTAGTCAAACTATTGAAGAACTTTGCAATTCCGTCCCAAATACCTTGTAAGCCACCACCTTGCTTTGATGATGCTTCCATTGAGCTATTAGCCTGATTAACCGCATGACTAACAACACCCTTAGATTGGTCTCTTGCAGCGTCGGTAATTTGCTTCTTTTGGTCATTAGCATGAGCTATTGTCTTGTCGTGTTGCGTTCTGGCAGCATTATCAGTATCGTTTTGTTGCTTTTGTGCCTTATCAACAACACCGTTGTATTGATCCCAAGCTGACTTTGTGGCTTTGTCCTTTTGGTCTTTAGCCTTATCAATTACTGCCTTACGCTGTTCTTCAGCCCACTTTGAATTACCTTTGTACTGGTTGTTCGCAGCCTTAACAGTGTCTTCATATTGATCATTAGCGGCGTTAATTACGTCCTTTCGTTGACGTTCAGCAGCTTTTGTCACTTGGTCGTATTGCTTTAAAGCTGCCTTATAAATGCCTTCACGCTTTTTATCTGCAAGTGAAACCGTTTGTTTATATTCCTTTTCGGAATCATTAACAGCGTCTTGAAGCTGCTTGTTACTTAGCTTACCTTTATCTTTAGTGAGCTTTGACAAAATGCTGACTTGCTTATCTGAAGCAAGCTGTATTTTACCTGCTAATGTCGTGTGTAACTTAGCTTCGGCTACCGTAGTGGTTGTTGCGTCCTTAACCGTCAATTTGTTGATTGCCGACTTTTTCTTACGGTCATCTTCGGCTAACGCTTGCTCCTTTTTCTTGTAGTCACGTTGGACTTGAACAGAATTTTCGCCATACTTAGCAGCGTCTTGCACAATTTTTTTGTCCCACTTTGCACTGTCGGACTGTTTTTGCTTGTTCCACTTTGTTTCAAGTGCAGCACGTTGTTGTGCGTAATACTTCGTGAGTGCCGTTCTATCAGATTGACTAAGTTTCTCAATCTTTGTGGCTTGACTACCCTCTTTTTGAATTGCAGCTAAACGCTTTTCGTATTCTGCTTTGGTTAAATCACCATTTTTGTAGAGTAACTTAACATCAGCAGTGTCTTGCTTTTGTTTGTCACTGTAATATTTTTTAGCTGCTTGATTCAACTTGTCATATGATGACTTGCTGCTAATTTCAGGAACTTTAAGCTTGGTTTTGGATAATCCTTTTTGAATACTTTTACCAAGAGCTTCACCTATTTTGTCGCCACCGAACGAACCAATCGCACCGCCTAAAATTGTTCCAATACCGGGTAATATTGCTGTTCCAATTGCTGCACCAGCTGCACCACCGGCTAAGTTACCGCCAAATGAGCCGACTTTACCACCTGCATTTTTTGAGTTAATTCCTATCAGGTCTGTGGAAGCACCTAAAACGCTCAATAATCCAGTAGCACCAACCGCAACCTTACCAGCGCCCGTCAGCCCTTTTAACTTGCTAAGCATTCCAGCGTCTTTTGCTAATGCACCGCCAGCTCCTGAAGCACGACTTCCGACAGTAGCAACATCTCCAGCTACCGTTTCAGCAGCAGAAACTCCTTTACCGACTTTGCTAACAGAGCCGCCACCTGATGACAACGCATTATTTTCCATCAAAACAGCATTTTGTTCTTGCAGTGCTTTTGTTTCAGACTTGATACCGAATACATTGGTAGCCCATTTAATACCATCTTTAATAGTATTCAACGTAGTGAGTGTACTGTTCACTAATTTAACAGTCCCCACAACACCTTTAAACGCTAAATCAACACCAATAATTGAAGCAGCCATAACTTTAAACTGTTGGGGGTGCTTTTCTGCGAATTCTCCAAGTTCTTCTAACAAGGGCAGTGCTATTTTTAGTGTGGAACCCATAACTCCAAAACCAGCGCCACCTAATTCCTTAGTCATTTTAAAGAAGTTGGTTATATCATTTGCGTGTTCAGCAATATAAGTACCAAAGCGTTCTGTATCTTTGGCCAAGCCGTCCATGAACTGATTAGCACCGTTAGTGAAGTCGGTTGATTTAAATTCTTTTCCAAAAGCTGTTGTAATACTGTCAAAAGACTTGCTAACAGCTTCTCCAACTTTAGTAAATTCAGCTTCTGTGCTTTTATCACTAACCCATTTAGATACTGCACCAAATATAGGGTTTTTTGCCTCCATAATAGGCTTTGTAAGCGCACCGGCTAACGCAGCACCACGTGCAGAAATAACACGTTCCATACCGGCTGTGGTACTCATCATGTTTTCAGAAGCCTTGGCGTATTTTTCACCTACCC